ATCCGTGCCGTTTTCGTGTATCCAGTTATCTACGATCCAGGCGTCGGCAATATTGCCGTTGCCGTCATCCTTGAACCACATCCCATGTTTTTCATTGTAGGCGATGCGGTTCTCTCTATAGACGCATTCGGCCGCGTTCTGTGGGTTGCTGCCGTTGGCGGTTTCGCAAGCCTGAATGATGCCGTGATCGGCTGCGTTCTGGAAATTGTTGCGGTAGATCTGGGCGTTGTACGAGCGCAGAATCAGCAGGCTTCCTGATGTGTTGTTCGCCTTGTTGCCATCCAGCGTCATCTCGCGCATGGACTGCTGCCCATCGGGAAATAGATCTGCGCTGTTGTCCACATAGCGCTTGCAGGCTATCAGATAGGTGTTGGCGCTATTCTTCAGCTTGAGGATGGACTTGTCTCGCTGCTCGCCGGCGATATTTACTTCGCTCGGCCACGACAGCGCCGCCGCCATATAAGTTCCGGTCGGAAAGAACACCTCGCCGCGCCCGGCGTTCAAGGCGTTCTGAATCGCCGTCGTGTCATCTGTGGAGCCATCGCCGACAGCGCCAAAATCCTTAACGCTGCGGCGCGCGGTGATCAGATTGGTTTCGGCTGTCGAGACCACGGAAGCCTGCCACTCGTTGCCGTAGACCTTGGCGCGCGCTGGCGTGATGGCGTTGAAATAGGCGAAATACGGGGTTGCATAGCTGGTTGCGGCGTCGCGGCGCACTACGTTGCCGGAGATCGACACCGCCGACACGTCCGAGCCGGAGACCTCGATCACACCATTTGAGGTGTTGCCCGTGTCGATGTTGCGAAAGACGTTGCCGGTGATGGTCGCGGCCATGGTCGCGACATCAGAGCCGCCCCCAGCCATCAGCACGCCCTCGGCCGCGATCAGTTCAATGTAATTGCCGATGATGTCGTGATCGGCCGATGTCTCGCAGTAGATGCCAGCACCGACACCACCTCCGGTCCCCGCCACCGAATAGATATGGTTGTTGGCGATCTTGTTGTTGTAGCCGCGCGAGCGGATGCCGGCATCCTTGCATGCCTCGATGTAGTTGCGCTCGATCGTGTTGTCGGCCGAGTTGTAGTCAATGAAGATGCCGTCGAAAAACTCGGTTCCACCGATCACGCCGGCAATATAGTTGTCGGTTATGTGGTTATTCAGCGCCTGCTCTGTCGCACCGCTGCCGATGCCGTCAATATGGATGCCGTAGGTGAAGCAATTCTTGATGGTGCAATCGCGGATGACGGACTCTTGCGTTTGCAGGCGGATCGCGGTCAACGTCGTTGACGAGCCGTCGAGATAGAGGCCAACCGCGCCCTGCCGGAGCTGGCGCGCCACACCCCACTGCGCGCTCTCGATCAGCGGCCCGTCATAACCCGAAACCGGCTTGATGCGGCTGAGCTGTAGCCCCCGCCGGTTGTCGCCCAGCAGCATGACGCCACTTGGGAGCGAGATCGCGTCGCTGATGGCCCAGACATAGCCGTTGCCGTGCGGGATGTAGACGATGCCATTCCCCGCCGCCGCGTCCACTGCGGCCTGGATAGCCGCATAGTCATCGGCCACCCCATCGCCGAGCGCGCCATAGTCGCGAATGTCGAAGACGCCGATATCGGTGAGAGTCTCGCCTGAGACGATCGTGCGATTCTCTATCGCCGTCCCGCCGGCATTCCAGGCCAGCACCGCGCCGCCCGTTGGGTTTGGCAGGATAATCTCGGCAAGAGCTGAGCCGCTCCTCACCTTCGGCGCCCGCCGAATTTTCTCAAGGAGTTGTTGCGAGATGCGCGTCAACTTGTCCAGCGAGCCCTCAACCACCTCAGCCGAAAACGCGCCGCCGGCCGTGAAGTCGACCGTCTGCGTTTGCGCGGTGACGCCGAGAATGGTGAGCGTCTCGCCGCTCGTCGGCGCTGTGACCATGGTCAGCGTGCCGCTCGCGCCCGGCGAGGTGAGCGTGTAGTGGGTGACGATGGTCAGCGTGCTGTCGACGCCGGCCGCGCTCGTCAGGATCGCCTGGATTTCGGCCGTGGAGGTGTATTGGAAGGGGACGGAAAAGGCCGTGGTCGAGCCGTTGCCCGCGTATTGCGCTTTCTGCGTCGTCGTCGCCAGCGTCATGTGTGGATCCAAAAAAAGAGGCCCGCCGAAGCGAGCCCAGGGAGGGAGGCGAGGTAAACTGTTCAGGTCAGCGCGCGGCCTGCGCCTTGAGCCGCTCCAGCGCGCCAGAAAGCACCGCGTCGAGCGTCGCCTGCTTGACCTCGGGAGACTTGCCGTGCAGCCGATCCAGCGCCGAGCTTTGCAGGTCCATGGTCTGCGTGATCTGGTCCATGATTCGTTCCTCTCTGGTGACGCCCCGTTAGCGTCAATACCAGTATGCTACCGGACTGGTATTGCGGCAAGGCCAATGTTGCATGAGCGCAACAGGACACACCCCAGAAATTCAACGCAATTCAGCCAAACTCATGGCGCGAGCCTGGGCATAGGTGTTTTTACTTATCGCTGTGTCTTCGCGGGCGCAGGCGGGACACCGAGGAATTCGTTGATGCCGGCTTCCGTCTTGTCGAAAAGCTGCCGCATGTAAAACAGGTTGTTGTAGGGGATGAGGCGCCGCAGCGTGCGCGTGTCCTTGGCGTCCCACTCGCCACCGAAGACGCCTTGCGTGATGCGCGCGAACTCCTCCGCAGTGCCGGCCGTCGGCCCGACCAGCGAGCCCACGATATTGCGCTGCGCATAGCGCGAGATCGGCTTGCCGGTGATCGCCGACAGCCCGACCGCGCCAGCCGTCATCTTCTCCGTCATGGCGTTGGCTTCCATCAGCCATCCGGTCAGGCCGCTGCGGTCCACCGCATCCACCAGGAACTGCGAGGTTTTCTTGCTGTCGCTGAAATCGGCCTGGACGGGTTGCCCCGCCACCTTGGCCTTCAAGATGCCGACCAGCCCGCCGAGCGCCACCATCAGCGCCGCCCCGTTCAGCGTGCCCATATCCCGCCGCTGCAATCCGGCGATCAGCAGGCGCTGCATGGCCGCGACCGAGAAGGATTTGAACTGCCCGATCAGCCGGCCGATTTCCGTGGACATCCATAGCGGCCGATCCTGGCCGGGCGTGATGATCGTGGCGTCGACGTCGCGCAGCAGCGCGTTGCGGAAGGCATCCTTCGCCGCCCGCGCGCCGTCATCCCACGCCGCCGTGTTGGCCTGCCAGACGCCACCCTCCTTGCGCCCATGCTTGGCGAACTGCTCGGCGATTTTGCGCGCGTTCGACGGGCTGATGCCGCTGGCCGCGATGCGCTCGATTTCCGGCTTGCTGGCCTTGCCCGCAGCGAAGCGCTCCATCGCCCGCAGCATGCGCGTTTGCGAGATGAGGCCGGCGAACTGCTTGAGCGCGGCGTTCCAGGGGGCTTGCAGCGAGATCACGCCGAAATTGCGCGCCGCCGTGCTCACCGCGCGCTCGAATTTGGAATGCCGGCCGTATTGGTCCATGACATCGGCGATACTCATGGCGCGCGAATCCAGCACCATGTCGAGCGCCGTACCGGCCATCTTGACTTCGTTCATGGCGATGCGCGCGCCGCTCCAGTTGCGAAACAGCGGGATCAGGCCATCACCAATGGTGCGTTGCAGGCCGTGCGCGAAGACGATGCCACCCAGGTCCGGGATCGCCGAAAGCTGCGCTCCGCCCAGCATGCGCATGTAATTGAGCGAGGAGACCACGCGCCCAGCCCGCACCAGCATTCCATCGGGGTTGCTCGGCAGGGCGTATTGACCGCGCAGACGGTCGCGGATCGCCGCCAGGTCGCGGATATTGGCGTCCCGCCGCTTGTGGATCGCCCGGCGCTGCTCCGGCGTCTCCGCCGCCGCCGAGAGGCGCGCGTATTCGTCCTGGATCTCCTTCAGTTGGTCCACCATATCGACGGAGCCGAAGCGCTTATGGATCTCGACGTCGGCCGCCATCGTCCGCGTGTAGGTGCGCAGCAGTTCCTCAACGTCGTTTTCCAGCCACGGCTCGATCAGTTCGTCCGGGATCATGAACTGCCGCGCCGCGAGCGGCCCGCGCGCATCGACCGTGGCGCCGCCGACAGATCCATGGCTCTTGTGTGCGTCGTAGGGCAGCCGGCCGTCTGGCGTGCCGAGGATGCGGTCTATGATTTCGTCCGCGAGCAGCTCAATCTCGCCCGGCTCCTTCTCGATCTGGGCCACGATGCGCCGCGCCGCCGCAAGCACGGGCTTGTCAGCGGATCGCAGCCGCCGCGTATCGGCGGCCCGGCGATCGATCAGCGCCAGTTCATCGCGCAACGCCTTCAGCCGCGCCTCAAGCACAGGATCAGCCGGCCCAGCCATCGCCGGCCGCGACATCGCGCGCTCTGTTTCGGCGATGCGCTGCACCAGCTCCGGCCGCCGCGCCGCGTCCGCATCGCGCTGCTCGCCGCGCAGCCGCTCCGCCTCCGCCCGCGCCTCGATCGCGCGCTTGGCCTCGCTCGCGCTCTTGCCCTGATACTTGCCGAGCTCCGCCTCGATGGCCTTCTGCGCATCGACCATCCGCGTGTTCGCCGCCTCGGCATCGCTGCGCATCTTGTCGAGCTCGCCGCGCCGGCTGAACACCTGCTCTTGCAGCGTCCGGCCGCGATTGCGCGCCTGCGTCGCGAATACGCCGCGCTCGCTCTGGCGCAGGCTCTCCGCCCGCTCCTTGCCGCGCGCCTCGCGCGTGAGCCTGCCGATGCGCGCCCGATAGGGGGCGAGCACCTCGCTTAGCTGGCGCGCCGTCGCCCGCAGCGCCCTCACCTCGCCATCGACTTCGCCAGCCAGCGCCGTCCGCGGCTCCTCCCCAAGGAAGACGCGCAGCGCGCCCTCGCGCTTGAACTTGGCCGGATCGATGCCGCGCGCGGCCAGATCGCCGGCGAGCGCATCTGCCTGCTCGGCATCGCGAAAGAACTGCTCATCGGCCGTGCGCACCACGCGCCCGTCCGTAAGATCCTCGCGCAGCGCGTCGAGCAGATCGTTCACCGTCGGCCGCTCCGTCATCCCCTCGAAGAAGCCGTTTTCCCAGGCCCGCAGCGCCATAGCGTCGAGGGTGTTGAGATTGTCGGCGCGCCCCACGCCGGGCAGGCCAGGGCTGTCGTCCGCCATCTTGCGGATCAGGCCAGGCCGGTCCTTGGATCGCCCGATGAAGCTGCGCACGTCGCCGCCAGGATCTTCCACGCCCCCCATGCGCACCACGAAGGGCGTCAAGCGCTCCGGCTTGCGCCGCGCCTTCTGCTCGCGGATGAAGCGCCAGGCCGCCGCCGCCTCGTCGATTTCGTCGGCCGACAGGGGCGGCCCCGCATAGCGCCCCTCAGCGCGCGGCGCGGAAAGGTCGCCGCGCTCCAGCATGGCCTCGACATTGCCAGCGAGATCGTCGAGCAGCCCCTTAACGCCCTCCTCCAGGTCTGCAACATCAGCCAGTTGCGCCGCGAGATCGCCGCCGGCGCCATCCTCGATGGACTTGGCAATCTGGCGCATGTCGCCGATGCGGCTGGTGAGCGACTTGGCCGCGCCAAGCGCCTCCAGCGGTCCGGCGATCTGCTCGCCCAGGTCCGCGATGCGCTGCTGCAACTGCTCGATCGGCTCGCGGCGATCCATCGCGCGCTTGAAGGCGAATTGCTGGACCCGCCCGGCCTCCTCCGCCCGCGCCTCCACCTCCTTCAGCTTGGCCTCGCGCTTGGGGATGCGCGCCTCGATCTTGTCGGCTGCCGCCTCCGCCGCGTCGAGCTTGTCGAGTAGCTGCCCGAGACGCGAGCGCACGCCCGCGTTGATGTCCTCTTGCTCGCCCAGCCACTTCGCGACCACGGCCTTGAACTGGTCCCGCTCGCCGATGATGCGCTCACGGTTGTAAAGCCGGTTCAGATAGCTCTCCGCCGTCTCCACGCTGACGTCCTCGGGGAGGAGCTCCGCCTTGATGGCCTCATCCTTGAGCGGGTCGAGCACCGTCTTGCGCACATGCGCAGCTGCCTGCGCCACCTCGGGGATGGCGTGCTTGTCGCCGCGCCGCAGCGCCCGGCTCACCTCGCCCTTGAAGGCGCGATAGGTCAGCGAGTCCGTCCCCATGATCGTGTCACGCAGCGACAGCGCCGCGCGCTCACCGGCGAAGCGCTTCGCGTGCCCCTTGCGGTAGCGCAGGAAGGCGTCATCAAGCCCCTTCACGGCGTCGTAGAGCGCTGCGTTCCACGCCTTGATGCGCGTCTCGACCGCGCCGGGAGCGCCCAACTCAGACCCGAGCGGCGCCGTCTCTCGCCCGAGCGCATTCTTGGCATAGGTCAGCGGCGTTTCGGCCAGTTCTTGCACCCATCGCCTTGCGGCATTCGAGATCGAGGTTTGCAGGCGCAG